GCTTTGATATAACAGATAATAACTTAGATAATACGTTTGAATTTACTGTTGAACAACCCGAAATAGTTAATATGATTAATACTGTACTTAAGCGTTCACCTAAAATTAATCAGGTAAAGGAACAGCTAAAAGCAATGATTCGAGAAGAAATAAAAAACATTAGAAATAGAGGATAACAAACGTTATCCTTTTTCTTTGGAAATGTAAGAAATTTCACGTAACTTAACTTTATAATTAGAAATTAACAGGAACATAAAGAAGCGTATATTTATATATAAACATATATCACATGAGATACAAAAACAACGTGCTAGACAAATTAGTGCAACTAGAAACTGCGGTTAACCGAGTTCATATTCAAGTAAATAGAGGAGGAACACAAGAAAGTGTTAATGAGTCTATTGAAACTTTAAAAGAACAAGTTGAAGCTGTTCGTGAAATGATTTCTATTGAACCGGATGACTTTGATCAACAATTTAGACCACAATAATTATGGTAATAGCTTTATGGGTATTAATAATTCATTTAATTGAATTAGCTATCATTGGTGCTTTTTTACTTGTTAGACGTAATAATGCTTTAGAAAAGGCATTTATTGAACAACAACAATATATTGATGCTATTGGTATCATTGCTGCTGATGGTGAAACTCGTTTAAAAGAATTAGATTTACAAGGCGCATTTCAAGCCGACGATGAAGTAGGTACTTTCTTTAATAATTTAAAGGAAATACAAACTCTAGTTAGTCAATTCAATATTCGTAAAAACTAGTTTGGTTACGTCCCTTTCTTTTCGTATAATGTTATTAAAATAACAGAATGGCATATAATGAAGAAGATTACGACTTAGATATCTTTGCTGAAGATGACGTAATTGCTTTAACTAAAAGAGGGCTACCTCGTAAACGTAAGCCTAAAGAACCTAGAATATATTTTACTCAAGATACTGAAGACGCTATCGTGGAATATCTTATTACCATCGATATGGCTGAACGTAATCGCATTTATAATGATCGTATTAAATACGGTTTTTATAAGTTAGCCGAGAATATTATTCATACGTTTAAATTTTATTACACCGATACTGATACAATTGAAGAATTGAAACATGAGGTAATTACATTTCTTCTTGAAAAACTCCATTTATATAAATCTGAGAAGGGTAAAGCATTTTCCTATTTTGGAACAATTGCTAAACGTTATTTAATTGTATATAACGAGAACAATTATAAGAAATTACAAGAGAAAGCTGATGTAGATGAAATAGATGAGGATAAAACTCAACTACATGAATCAATGGATGCTATTGATGAAATGCATTCACCTAATCTCTTTATCAATCAGTATATCAGATATATTGATAAGCATATATATTCATTATTTCCCAAACAACATGATGCTCAAACAGCAGACGCTATTATTGAGTTATTTCGTAAACGTGAAACATTAGAAATATTTAATAAAAAAGCTCTATACATCTATATTCGCGAAATGACAGATGTATCCACTCCTCAGATCACTAAAATCATTAAAAAGTTAGATACGTTGCGTATTCGATTATATAATGAGTATTATGAGCATGGATATATAAAGATTTAATTACTTATATTTATACGTAAACGCATTTTATGGCTAATTTTGATGATGTAACAGTATTCGATGGTATGTCTTTATCGGACCTATTTAAAAAAATACACAAGAATAATAAAGATATTGATAAACAGATTGGAGATTTTATTGATACTCTAAAACCTATGGCGACAGCTAATGCAGGTTCTGCAACAATGTTAATGCCTACTGTTAAAGATTTAATTGATGTTAATGTAAAAAATAACGAACAATTAATTAAGATAGCAGCTATCGCGCAACGTGTAGCAACTATTAACTCTAATTCAGGTACTGATTTAATTAATATGGATGAAATTAATGCTTTATTAGAAGAACAAAAAGCAGTACAAGAACAAGGACAAAAATTACTTGAACAAACTCCCATTGTACAATTAGAAAATAAATAATATGGCTATACAGTTTGGTTCACCTTCAAATCCCAATAGTCGTGGTTCCGTCGTTATACCTTCCATTAAAGAAAAAATTGGTAAGGTATATGGAGTCATTACAGGAGAAAATACTCCAACAAAATATTGGTTTGAACGTTTAGGTGGATTTAATGCTGTTGGGACTATATTTTATAAAGATTATGAAACCTCTATAGATGAAATTGGAGATTTAAGTGATAGATTTTTTGAAGAATGTTTTATTGCAAAACCTCTCTCCCAAAATATAGCTTATCCTTTACCAGATGAATTAGTAATATTAACTGGAGAAGGAGTACCATCAGCTGCTGCTCAAGAAAATATATACAGTATTCAAACATACTATATTGGTACTTTAGCAGTATGGAATTTATCCCAACATAATGCCCAACCAGCAGGAGATGAATATAAGTTTAAAACATTTGAATCTGATGCTAATATTAAAAATTTACTTCGTTTTGAAGGAGATTATGTAGTACAAGGTAGGAAAGGTAATTCTATTCGTTTTGGAAGTACAATATCTACTACAAATTTAAATGAATGGAGTACTAAAGGTAGAAATGGAGATCCTTTAACTATTATCTCTATTAATAAAATGAGTGAAAATGAAAAAATTCACATTGAAAAAATAAATAATGAATATTCTTCTATTTATTTAACATCCACACAAGCAATTCCTTTAGACCCTGATAGAACAGGAATTTTAAATCCTCTTACTAATCCTAAATCAGTATCAGGGTATGAAAATTCTCAAGTTATTTTAAATGGAGATAGAATTGTACTTAATTCTAAAAAAGATGAAGTAATGTTATTTGCTACAACTAATATTGAATTAAATACAGATTATCATATTAATTTAAACGCTAAAGAAAGAGTACATCTTAATTCTAATAATATAAGTTTAGGAACAGTTAATGGTAAATTACCAAGTGAACCTATATTACTAGGATATACCACTGTAGAATTTTTTAAAAATGTATTATCAGATTTAATATCATTTGCTTCTTCAGCTACAGCCGTTATTGCTCCTTCTGAAGGAGCTCCTATAGCTAAATTAAATAGTGCTGGAAGGAAATTACAAAATCGTTTAGAAAAAAGACTTAGTGACATTGAAAAGTTAAAATCTAAAATAAGCTATACAGCATAATGTCTACTAATCAAATTATAAATCAAACTAATGTTTCTAATTTAATACCATCTGATATTAATAAGACTCTTAATGCTATTAAAGATCCTAAAGCATTTGGAGATCAATTATTAGAAGCAGAAAAACAAAAATTAAAGAAAAAATTACTTGGAATAGTAGGACAACTTAAAGATGCATTAGTAGAAGCAATAAAAAAAGTAGCTGATTTAGAGATTAATCATCAAAAAACATTACTTAGCTTAAATAAAAAACGTAATCCTCCTGATATAATACTTAATGGTGAGGTTATAAAAGGTATTCCTCTTTTAACTGAAGAAGAATATCAAATAGCATTATTAAATGAAAATAGAAATTATGAAAAAGCTAAAAGTGATCTTGAAAAAGAAAAAGATGACTTAAATAAAAAGTTAATTAAAATTATAGCAGATCCTTATAAAGATGCTAAAGAAAAAATTAAAAAGGCTAAAGATAGTTTAAGAAAAAAATTAAATAGAAGTAAAGAAGAAAAAAGAAAAGCTAGAAAAGATTTAGCAAAGCAAGTACTAAAAAATCTTAAAAAAACTCTTGTTCCTATTATTACGTTAGTACTAACTGAAAAATTAATTGATATATTATCTGATAGTGAACAAATTGAAGAATTAATCATTCAAACAAATCTTATTATAGATTCAGCTGATACAAAAGAAAAAATAAATCAAGCTAAAGCCGCTAGGGATAGTGCTCTTGCTATAATAAATAATCAAGAAAAGAAAATTCAATCTGTATTAAATCAAATATTACAGATGGAAGTATATATTACTATATTTGATACAATTGTTAGTATAATATTAGCTATTCCCATCCCATCTTCTGTACCACCCGGTATTGGTGTACCTGTTAATTTAATTATTAAACTTCAACGATTATTAGCTACTGCTGAAAAAATTGCAAGTGGGTTATCATTATTATTAGCTATTTTTATACCGATTTTAGAAGAAGTTATTACGGATTTAGAAAATTATAAACAACAACTTCATGATATTAGTGATTTATTAGACGAAACAACTACATCTGTTTTAGATACAAACCAATTATCTGTTTTATTAGATCAAATCACTCAAACCCAAAACGTAATTGAAGAATATAAAGGATTTAAATTTGTTATAAAAGAAGAACAAACATTAGGAGTTAATACTGCTAAAGTAGTTAAAGGATTTAAACGACATTATGCTGCTGCTATAGATCGTGATGGTGTAGAACGTATTAAAAGCGAATATTCATTTACTCAAGAACCACAAATATTAGTGGATCAACTAAAATTAATAATAGATCAAAAGAATTTACAAGGATAAATATTTATAATTATGAACATCAAAGCATTTAAAAAATTAATTAAAGAAGCCGTAATCGATGCTATTCATGAAGAGTTACCATACATTCTTGAAGAGCATATGGCTAAACAAGACAAAAAAGCATTACGTGAAGGTAAAACTATGAACTTTACTAGTGCTAACGTATCAACAAATTCACTACCTGGGGGTGTCCGTAGCCAATTAGCGGCACAGATGGGTGACGCATTTGGTTTTCAACAACCTAATAAATTAGAAGTAATTAATGCTGTTGATGAAAATACAGGTGAAAAAATAAATCCATTTGCTGCCTTCATTGCTGATGCTGCTAATAATATGTCACCAATGGACAAACAAGGATTAAGAAATTTAGATTAAGATGCCTATACCTCAAACAATACGTGTAAATCCGTTAGATTTACAAAAAAGAATTGCTATTGGGGTATCATTACCTTTTAATGGTCCTGGGGTATTTAATAAAACATATACTACTAAAGATCAAATAAAATCTAATTTAATTAACTTATTACTTACAAATAAAGGTGAAAGAATAATGAACCCTGAATTTGGTTCAGATATTAAAAAATCTTTATTTGATAATATAACTTCCGATTTAACAGAAATATTAACCGAAAAAATAGCTGAATCTGTAAGTATTTTTATACCTCAAATTATTTTAACTGATGTTCAAGTAACTAACTCTAACGTCGATAATAATCAAATTGGTATAATGATACAATATAGATTAAAAATTTCTAATGAACCCGATCAAATAACTGTACAATTTATATAATAAATGGCTATAACTAATAAAAATGTTTCTTACGTAAATAAAACATTTAGTGATTTTAAAACATCACTACAGGAATATGCTAAAACATATTTTCCTACTACATATAATGACTTCTCAGATGCTAATCCAGGAGCTATGTTTATTGAAATGGCTTCATATGTTGGAGATGTTATGTCATTTTATTTAGATACTCAAACGCAAGAAAACTTTTTATTGTATGCTAAAGAAAAAGAAAATTTATATGCTTTATCTTATGCTTTAGGTTATCGTCCTAAAACATCTTATGCTTCAAATACTAATGTTGATGTATTTCAATTATGTCCAACAGTTTCAGGATCAAATCCATTACGACCAGATATTACTAATTATGGAGTATATATACCTGCTAATACTGTTTTAACATCTACTTCTACAGGTACTAAATTTCTAACTACACAAGAAATAGATTTTAGATATACAGGCAGTACTGAAGAATATACAAACATAGGTGGTACAAACTATTTTTTAATTAGTAAACCTATACCAGCAATTTCAGCTGAAATAAAATCAACAACTTTTACTTTTAGTTCTCCCCAAAAATTTTCTACAGTAACTATTTCTGATACTAATATTTTACAAATATTAAATGTTACAGACAGTAATAGTAATGTGTGGTATGAAGTGCCATACTTAGCTCAAAGTACAATATTAAATAAAAATTCAAATCCTGCTTCTGGATCTGATGGGGTTAGTTATTTAGCTAGTT